CAGACAACGGTTCAGCCTACCGTTCTTATCAGACGCGTCAGTTCGCCAGAATGGTAGGACTGGAGCCTAAACATACGGCGGTACGTAGCCCGGAAAGCAACGGGATGGCAGAGAGCTTCGTGAAAACGATGAAGCGCGATTACATCAGCATCATGCCGAAACCCGACGGGTTAACAGCGGTAAAGAACCTTGCGGAGGCCTTCGAACATTACAACGAATGGCATCCGCATAGTGCACTGGGGTATCGTTCGCCACGGGAATATCTGCGGCGACGAACCAGTCATGGGTTAAGTGATAAAAAGTGTATGGAAATATAGGGGCCAATCCACCATGCCATAAATCATCCTTAATTTAGTAATTCATATAATGATTGAAGGATTCCACGTATACGTACTGCATCCTTCCCACTTGGCAAACGTGCCTTATGCATAACGGAAAGATTAATATTTCCCGTTTTCAATCCCTGATTAATGATAAGTGCTGTTTCTACAAATAGTGTTTCTTTCATTGATGGAAATGCCCACAAAATGGTACGAGTAAAATCTAATCCATCTTCTATCTTTTGATTAACTATCTTTGAACTTGAACTGTACTCACGCCATCCATTTTCAACTGAATTAGCTTTTAGTTTCTTAACGTCCTTAACTCTCTTATACATCTGTTTACTACCTATATAAGAGGTACTGTCTTCAAACTGGAACAAGTACACGAATCCTACATAACTACCGTTTGTTAATTCCTCCTCACTCCAATCATCATTGTAATTCCATTGCTTCATATAAATACCCTATGATAATTGTTATAAGGTATTTATTTAATGGATTTAAAAAACAGGCTAATTAGCCATGAGGGATCAATTGCCTATCAAACTAAAGTTGGTTATTTTAAGAATGGTAAATTTTGGACATATAAAGATAGTCTTGGTTATCCAACTATTGGGTACGGTCGACTAATAAAACCTGGTGAATCATATCCAAACGGTATCACACCAGAACAAGCCGAACGGATGTTAGAAGAAGATATCAGTACTGCTAAGTCTGCTGTTCGCTCATTAGGATTAGATTTGCCTTCTGACTGGCAGGACTTCATGACCATTATGGTTTTTCAACTTGGCCTATCAGGTACTTTAAAGTTTAGAAAGATGATTCAAGCCTTACGTGATAAAAACTATAAAGAAGCGATTGTACAGGCTAAGGATTCACTCTGGTACAGACAAACTAAATCACGAGTAGATCAGATGATTGCAGAACTCACCAACAAATAAAAAAGGGGCTATTTAGCCCCTTTTATTTTTTAGCGTTTCAAGCATTGTAATTACACGCTCAATTTTAATATCAAGCATATGTACACTATCTTCTAAGTTTTTTAATGTCTTCTTCATTTGATCTTGTTCCTGCTCAAGCGAAGTTAGAGACTGATCCATCAAAGCAACTTTCGTTTCAACGGTAGAAATACGTGCATCTAATTCGTCAGAGTCAGATGTAAAATCCCTATAAACAGTCCAGCACAATACTAAAGCTGAAACAATTAATGAACCAATCGTTAAGATGTCCATTTATATTCCTATGTATTATATTTGGTAATAGTATTTATTACGCATTATATAAAGGTTGATCACCTGCACGATATAAGAATGAAGACCAGTTAGCAGGAACATTAAGTGAAGCAATTCCACTACGTGAAGTTGTACACATCACATAGATATAGTTCCAATTTCCACGACCAACAGGCGGTACATATATAGAATTTAATCTGAACGATGTAGAACTACCGCCGTTACCAGCATCATAATAGAACAAGTTAGTTAAACCAATTCCATCACCACCCATACGAATATAGAAGTATTGACGTTCATATGAGGTCAAGCTAATTGATAAATCACTATCAAAGTAACGTGGGAAATCTTCACCACGAATACGCAACGCTACATAGTGTTGGTTAGCTACTGGATCTAATGCGGCCTGACCACCTGAAACAGTACGTGAACCAAAGATAAACGGTACAGGGTTGATACCAGTCGATTGCGGACGACAAATATCACCTACGATACGTGCGGCACTTAAAGTACCAAGAATGTTACAGTTTTCATTGATAGTAACGTTGTTGAGTACTCCACTGTTCGCAAAAATCGTACCGCGAATAGTAGCGTTACCAAAGTTGGCTGTACCGTTCTTGTTTATCATCCAACCATTCGTACCATCCCAATTACTGGATTGTATCTGTTGGCTTATCTTCGCTGAGTCAATTTCACCATTCATGATATGTGCATTACGAATAGCGGCATTGGCAATCTTAGTATTATCAATTGCTGCGTTTTGAATCTTGGCGGTAGTCACTGCTAAGTTGTTAATTTGGGCTGTATTGATACTCGCATCGGCTATTACTGCTGAGTTAAGCCAAACCTTACCATTCTGAACAACCAAAGGATAAACCCTGTCTGATAGTTTGGCACTGTCCGTACTGATGACACTAAAGCGATCCGCCATGACGGTAAACACTGATGTTTTCTCGTCTGCGGCTAAGGCAATACCAGAAACATTTCCATTGTTCGATACCTGTAGCTGCCAGCGTGAACCAAGTTCATCTACGATCTGTTTCTCAACAATGCCAGTAGCCGTATCACTGTTAAGTAGGCTATCAATAACATCTTCGTTCAATTTGCTGTATGGAACCTTCGTATTCTGGTTAAACCCGATAGTTGGCGACCATACAAGTTCATCGGCCCCAAATATATCTTGAGCGGCAATACGTGCAAAAAATGAACCGTCCTCGATCCCGAATGATGCTGAATAGCGGTTAGCACTGCTAAAGTACTTCGACCCTGAGCTAAACCCCTCATCAAGTGCGATTTGTAGAACGATTCCCGCATAATCCGGTACGTTTGATTCTGTCCAGTCGATGAACACGGAATCATAACCACTCTTCAAATTGATACCTAACAACTGTGGGTGTTGTGGGTTACTAACTTCAATCTGAACTTCTTCACTATAGATACCAGTACCCCAACCATGAGCGATGATCCCAAACACACGGTAACGGCTAAGGCCATCACTGGTATTCATTGAATATGAGTACGTCCAGTTGCTTGTAGTGGTGTAGTACGATGTGATGTAGTTCCTGTATCGGTCATACACACGAATTTCATAATGTTTGAAGAAATCAGCAAAAGTTTTACCATTAACGGCTAAGTTATTCTGATCATCCCAACGTAAAATAAAATCTTGAGCATAAGTCTGGTTTAAACCTACATCATCATTCAACATATCAAGGTTAGTAATCTTCGGTAATGCGAATATAACTTGTGGCGTTTGATTATAGATTGCAACTAATTCTGATGAATAGCCAAGGGTATTATACGATTCAAGAGCAAAGTCATATTGTACGCCATATAGTAAATTTAGAATTTCAAAACTGCTTGTGTACTGCCCTACGTTACCAACGTTGATCCACACACTGGAATCACTGAGTTTATAACGAATCTTATAACCACGTACAGTTGTATCCTGACTAAGATCCCATGTTAATAGAACGGTGTTACCTGATGCCGTAGCCCCTAAACGTTGAGCCTGTAGGTTACTTGGCGGTTCTACGTATGTTGGGTTAGGTAGATTGGTCAATCCATCTTGTGGGAATTGTCCCGGATCTTTTCCTTGATAGATACCATCATCATATGAAATCGCGGTGATCTGGATAATACCTGCTTTATCTACGGTCATTGGTACAGTACGTTGAATACATCTGTACTTGTTATTACTAAATCCAGCTTCTTTAAAATCAATTGTAAACACATCATATACTTTCATATCTGTTACATAGGTATTGAAAGTAATTGTGTTCGTAATGTACTTAGATTTTAGTAATTCAATGTTACTAAGAATAGCAAGCTGATTCTTATCCTGTACCCAAAGATAGTTTAAATCCTTCTTGATAATATAACCATCTTTAGCAATGGATGCGTTACTAATGGCATCACTTGGATAACGGATAATATCTTGTGAATAGTCATTACCTGGGTTTGTATAGGTACTGTCCATTGTATTAAAATAGTCAGACTTTGAACCCGTCGTGATATTCACACTGCCAATAATATTTGTTTCATCAAAATGTACACTTGGAATATCGGGAGCATCAACGGTTAGATAGTACTTACCGTTTGATTCATAAAGTACACCACCAAATGTTTGTAGAAAATTTTCAATGTTTTCCTTAAAGGATTTATCATATTGAATACTACCATTGGAATAGAAATTATTCTGAGCACAATAGTTTGCCATATTACGGAAACTGGTAATATCAATATCATTAGGATCAAGCCCAAAACCAAATTCTGTATTAGTGATAAAGTCATATAGTTGGCTTGGTGGGTTTGAACTTGGTTTACGTACATTATCAGTTAAGTCATAGATCATACGTCCACGCATTTCTACCGATAATGTATAGTTCTGGTTCGTTAGAATCCCATCAATCAATGAATCGTTGGTTTTCTTGATTACGGTACAGATCTGTACAAGACCATCACCACGCATGTTGTCAGTCCATTGACTACCGCCATATTGACGGGCAAGCGTCATAGAACCACCATAGGACGGCTTACCGAAACGTACCTCAATCTGTAAGTATTTGCGGTACTTCTCAATCATCATTGAGGTAGGTACGATCCCTTCTGTGGTGATGTACGCACCATCCATGAGTACCGGAGCATTATCAAAATAGATCTGCTTGATTACGCCTTGTGATTGTTCCCCTGGTACTTGCCCGATTTCACCGATACTGATCGCGTGAACCGTACATAACTGGTTTGAAGTACCTTTATAGACGTTCTGCCAAACTACGATAGAACCTACTTTTACATATGCTACTTCATCTCTATTCTTATTAGATCCTGCGTACACTATCGGAATACCAGTACTTGGCGATGTTGATCGGGCATTGTTACTACCCGTACTCGGATACGTTACCCCCATTTGGCCTACATTCATCATCTGTGATGAACTAATGTAAGATAGTGCTGCTGTACCAATACCTATAGCTACTACTGCTGCTAAAGCTAAACCTGCTGCGTATGCTGCCGCCGCCGCTGATGCCCCTGCGATAATAGCTACGGCAACTGCTGCTACTGCCATAGTTATTCCCCTTTAAATCTGTATATTTTGTCTTTTTCATTTGGGATATATTGAGAAACGATATAGTTAGATTTATCTTCTGATAAAATTACTACTTTCCCACGCCAATAAACTGTACTGTGACCTGATGAAATGATGATATCCCCATCAAGTGGTTCACTGACTAATTGGCCTTTTTCTTTACACAATAGATGTAGAGTAGAATAACTACAGTTTGCTTTTGCGTATTTTCTACCTGCTGTTGGTGTTGTGTATTTCTGGTAGATTTCATCACGGTAATTACTACCGGTGATCATATCAATGACTGTTAGCACCATGATATGACAATCATTAGTACCGTACACTAATGGTTCACCAACTAAACCACTTAGGTACTCTGTTATAAATCCATTTTTCATTATTTCTTGCTACTCTTCCAGAATTGCTCTGAACTATTTAGTATGCCGATTAAGTCAAAGAACTTATCGCCAGTATGCATTGATTGGTGTACTGATGTACTTGATAACAGGCGTTGTGTTTGGTCTAACTTCTTCCACAATGAATTTAGATTCACTGTTGTTTCATTAGTGGTATTACCTGCTGTGTTGTTGAAGTCTGAACTAAAGTAATCAATGTAACCACTAAACATACGATAGGCATATAGAATGCCCCCTGTAGCTGGGTTAACTATACCCATCCAGATGTTTACCTTTGCATCGGTCCATAATCCTCTTAACGCCATAGATAGATAATCCTGGCTTACATTACTTACTTTAAAAGAAGTACCGTTATTGTTGATTTGGTTCTTTTCTACATAGTTAGCAAATGATGAATCAAGGAAATCAGGTACAGACTTATAGTTAATTCCATTATAGTTTTGATCGGCAATGGCATCTGTTAGATATATATTACTTCCGGTAGGTGGAAGTACATCTATTAGCTTTATCATAACACCACATTGATATAGTTCTTTTTCTGTTAGTACGGTTTTGTTATCGCCTCGTGTAAGGTTCCAGTACGCGACAAGATCCGCATTAGTTAGTACATTACTTGGAATTGACATAAATTAACCCCTGATGTTTTCGGTTGCATTTATTGTCACTTCCATAATGTTTGTACTTGGCATCTGATATGCTGCGTTCTGTGGTGTAAGAATAAATGAACCTTGAATATTGTCATATTTCATTACTTCCCCAAGTTGGATGTTCCTGATTAATCCAGGGAAGATAGTAATTACGTTGCCAGTGTTGGCTATGATTCGGTATAGTTTCTTGTGTCCGTTGAATTGAACTAACGTACCAACTTCAAGTGTATTAGCATTAACGGCAATGGATGTTGCCCCCGCCGCCCTTGCTGCTGTTGCCTGTACTTGTGATGTTTGAGTACCGTAGTATGTACTCCACCATCCAAGAGGCATAGAGAAAGGTTTGCCCTGACCATATAAAGCGTAGAAGTTAGCGAGTTCAGCACGGTTCATCTTGTTCAAGGTAACTTTGAAGCTAAGGGTAAAGTACTGCGAACCAACAACACGTGTAATAGTTTCACCTGTCCATGTTTGGTTTTGGTATTGCGGTATATTATCCGTCAACATGAACTCACTAATAAGTGTGTTATTTAACATATTATTATTCCTTTAATAGTTAGCCCACAATCCATGTGGGCTACATGATATTTATACGTTATTCTTCTGAGATTTACGTGTTGCCTGAACGATAGTATCAGCGTGTTTATCACACATCTTTTGGAAATCTGAATCAGAAATTTGACCATTACTATTAATAATTAACGGTGCATCAATCTTAATATCACCTGATTTACTACCATCCTGATTACTCAAGTATTTTGTTAAATCCTGATTTAGTGATTTACCTACTACACGTTCCCCTTTTTCAAGATTGTATGTACCAGTACTTGGTAGTGAATCCCAACCATCATGGGCTTGCCCCTGGATAGCTGTACCTTTGATAGTACGGACAATGGAAGCACCCTGAGCTGCTACTTGTAGACCTGCTGCGATCCCCGTAGGCCAACCAAGTTTGATAGCTTCGGATATACCCTGCTGGATGTTGATCACTGCCTGAGCAATGGCAATACCTTTACTTACGGCAAATGCTGCCTTAGCCGCTGCTGATGATTCACCGAATACACCAGCCATGATATCCGCTACGTTACCTGCTCCCGTTTGCCACATCCCTAAAGTACTGGTTAGTGCGTCTGCGGTTAATCGGCCACGTTTCATATCGGCGTTGGCCTGAATCGCTGTTAGCTGATCCTGGTACTCCTGGAAACCAAGTACTTTGGCATCATATAGAGCCTTAGCCCCATCTTTGTTCTCTTGTTCTTCGGTGTTGATGTTCTGGTTCTGTACCGGATCTGGCGAAAAGTCTAATGGGTTCTTGTACCCTAAGCCCTGACTAACCGTGTCATTCATCCAGGTAGTACCCGCTGCCGCTGCTCGTGCCTTAGCATCTGCTGTTGCATTAGGATCGTTAGCAATGGCTGCAATGTTCTGTGCCTGTTTGAGTCTGTTAGTTTCAGAAAGCATCTGATCAACCATGTCTTTGTACTTGGTTTTACGGCTTTCATATTGCTTGGATAACATATCTGTAATTTCAGATTCAGTACTTCCCGCTAATTTACCTGCTTCACGTATACGCTTTTCAATCTGGTCTTGTTCATAGTTAAAACGAGTAATACGTATTTGAGCTTCATTAGTACCGATTTGTGATAGCGTCTGTTCTAATAGTGCCTTTGCTCTTTTAGTTTGTTCATTAAGTTTGTCTTGTGCGGCTTGTGCTTTCTTGGCTGCTGCTTCATCTTTCTTAGCTTTATCTTCACGTGCTTTATCTTCATCGGCTGTTAGGCTTTTTACTAACTTCTCACGGTTAGCTTTATAACCTTCATCAAGTTTAGCGAGATCGGCATTCATTGCCGCTTGATCACCCTTATAAGCACGTACTAAAGAATCTTTAATAGTCGCTCGTAATTGTGCATGAGTTGCATCAAGGGTATCAATCTGTGCCTGTGTTTTTTGTTTTGCTGAAAGATAAGGTTTTATAGCAGTATCAATAACACTTCTATCTAAGCCTTTATTATATTCTTCTTTCTGTTTATCAAGTAGGTTATGTGCCGCATCAAGGTTTGCTAATAAGTTTGCAAAGGTTTTATTATTTTCCTCCTGTTGCTTTTGCTGATCTGCTACTATCTGAGTACCATAAATTGAAGAATTTTTTAGTATCTGCTGTTGAAACTGCTGTTGGTATTGTTGAGTAGCCTGAATACCTTCTTTACTAACTGCTGCTGCCGCTGCATTAACAGGTTTACTATTAATAATTTTCGTCATTAAGTCGAGAATTTCAGCAAGGTTCTGTGCGATAGGTGCAAGCGTTGAGTTCTTCCAGGTATCCCATGCTCTGGATAAATTATTAGTTGCAGCTCTGTATTCTTCAAATTGTCGTGATTGTTCTGCGGTTAGTTGAATGGATTCATTAGCAAGACTGTTTTGGTACTCTTGTTCACTATTGAACTCTCGGTATATAGTCATGCGTTTTGACGCATCGTTTGCAACTGTTTCCATCATGTTTACTATCTGGGATTGACTGAATCCCATTTGTTTAGCCTGATAGTAAATCTTAGCAATAATATCTTCACCGTTTTCTGCTGCTTTCTGTAACTCGAACATATTCAACTTCAATGGTTGAATTACGTCAGTTAACATAGAACCTGCATTATTAGTTATTGCATCGCCCAACTTATCCTTAGAGTCTTTTATTTGGTCCGCTACGTTATCCATAGTAAGACCAACGGCAGCGAACATATTAGCGGCCTGTTGAATCTGTAATATACCCGACTGTGATAGTGAAGCTGCCTGAAAGACTTCAAACGCCTTTTCTGATTGTTCCTGTACTTTTGCCATAGTTGCAGCAATTGCGATACCTGCGACCCCTACAGCACCAGCGAAACCAGACATAGCTTTAGAGGTAGTAGAAAGGCCAGTATTGATACCACCAAATACTCCACCTGCCTGATCACCAAAGTTACCTATATCATTGGCTGCATTTTTTAGTGATCTTTGTAATCCTGATTCATCACCAGTGATTTCAAAGATCATTGATTGTCTATTGTTATTTGCCATTAGGCTTTACTCCCATCCAATTAAGCATGTTTGCTTTTTGTTGTTCTGCGATCTTCTTCTCCCTCTCTGCATGTTGTTCAGCTAAGGTTTTATTTGAAATAATATTCAGTGAGTCGAGTTCATAGATATTAAATTTAGGTATGTCTTCTTTCTTGATATTGCCAGTACTTAACCAAATTGCCTGTAGTAGTTCGGTATGCCTGATTTGCTCTATCTGTGAGGATTCAGGATCAACGATTTCTTTAAGAACTAATAGGTAGTAGAAAAGCAAAACGGGCATAGTGCAGAGTTCATCCACACTACACCCGTGTTTATACAATAAAGATAGTGATAGTTTGATGACCTGCTCCCCGTTGATTAATACACCCCGATGTTAGTAATGTCTTCATAAGCCACATGAGGACATCCCCATGAAGAAGCGTTTTTCCGACGAA